TGCTGGAAATGCAGTAAATAAATATAATAATGCTTTAAATAAAACAGCAACTTTTATTGATACAATTGCTTATTTACAAGCAAAGTCAAATGAAGAAGGGTCTAAAAAAGATGTTATTAATACAAAAAAAGAAGAGTTAAGACTTTTAAAAGAAATTGCTGAAGAAGAAGCAAAAAGAATCCAAGCTCAACAAGATGCATTTATGCAAGAGGTTGAAAGAAATCAATTAAGAACTTTTCAACAATCGCAATTAGCTGAAAAACAAAAAATAGCAGATGAAAGAAGTAAAGAAGCTAATAAACAACGACTTGAAGAAGAAAAAAAAATACAAGAAGCAAGATTTAACAACGCTCAACTTACAATTGATGGCTTTAATAAAATTAATGAATTTTATAGTGAAGGTATAGAAAGAAGAAAGCAAAATGAATTAAATGCATTAAAAGCAACTAATCAATTTCAAAATGCTTCAAGTGAAGAGCGAGAAAATATGGAGAACCAGCTTAATAAAAGCATGGCTCAACAAGAAATTAAACTTTTTAGAATGAAGCAATTAGCATCTGTTGGTCAAGTAGCAATTAACACAGCCGAAGCAGTAACAAAAGCAGTTTCTCAATCTCCTATGACTGGAGGAATGCCAGGATCTGGAATTGCATTAGCTATTGGAGCGGCTCAAGCTGCGATTATTGCTAGCCAAGCTCCGCCAAAATATGAACAAGGTGGTTTAGTAGGGGGTCAAAGACACGCTCAAGGAGGAACAATGATTGAAGCTGAAAGTGGAGAATTTGTTATGTCTAGGCAAGCAGTTCAATCTATTGGACTAGAGAGTTTAAATAATATGAATCAAGGAGGGGGAAGTGCTATTAATATAAACATTTCTGCACCATTAGTAGATGAAACAGTAGTTAATCATATTGTACCAGCAATAGAAAAAGCAGTAAAAAGAAATCAATCTAGTTTGGTAACTACATAATGTTATCAGTATCTTCATCTTGGACATCATCTACCGCACTTAGCAGTACAAGTGTCTTTCCTTTAATTAGATTGTTTTATGGGGATGAAAGCTCTACAGATTACATTGCTTTATCAGTTAAAGACTTAACCCATGATTCAGTTTTTTATAAAGGGTTACTGTCTCAAAATCCTTTGTTTTCAGAATCAATTGATATAGCGACCCATCAACATTCTACTTCAAATATAGAGCTTGAATTTATAAACTATGAATATCAAAGCGGAACAAAGTTATCTGATTTAATAGAAGATACATCTTTAGGAAGTGGAGTTGACATTGGATTTTATAATAGAAAATGTGAAATTAAACTTACTACTACGGGTATTAGTTCTTGGGATGATTCTTTTCCTTTTTTTACTGGTATTATTAGAGAAATTAAACATGGTTTAGATAAAATTACTTTTACTATAGAGGACAGAAAAGTTTTAAAATATATAGATCTGCCTAAAACTTTAGTAGAAACAACTAACTACCCTCAAGCTCCCGAAAGCTCTTTAGGTAAACCAATTCCTATGGTAATAGGCGATCATACTTTTGAAAATCTTGAACCAACAGTAGGGAAGTTTAAATTTAGTTATGACAACTCTATGGTTCAACCTATGGATTCTAGATTTGATAGAAATATATTTTTAGTAGCAAATCAAACTATTGAATCTTTAACAACAAGTGATGTGTGGTTATTAGATACTCAAACAAATAGATATATGAACTTTGATTCTTCTGCTGTAACAGTTGCTAATAGTAGTGGGTATGCTACAATTACTTTATCTTTTTCGGGTAATACAATGAAATTATTTGATTGGCATTTTCCTAGTAGTTCTGAAAACTCTGCTGGTAATTTTAATTTTAGCGATGTTGGTAATGCTGGAGACAATGATGAAACAAATTTTGCTACATTAGCTGCTAATTTTACAACCTCAAGTCATAGCAGTACTATACGATTAAATTTTGATGATTATGATGTAGGAGGATTTACTTATATAGATGAAATAGAAATATACTATCGAGGTAACTACACATTAATGGGGGGTAGTGATAGTAATATAACAGTTCTAGTAAATGGAAGTGGAATTGATGTTAGTAGCCCCTTAAATGTAAAAGGATTTACTTCGGGATCTTCAATAGATGATGCTGGAAGTTCTTTACTTGGCACAACTAACCATACAATTGAATTTAATAGTGCTGTATCTGGAGATACATATAAACTAGTGTATGACAATACAGCTACTGCTAATATTGCACAAGGAACAGCAGATAGTAATTTTAAATCTGCTTTAGAAGCCATTGCTAATTTTGACGATGTAACTGTTACTAAAAGTAGTAATCAATACTTTACTCAATATAAAGGTACTTCTTTAGGCAAGTTTGTTAATAAACCCGATGTTATAGATCGGACTAATGATATTACTCTTGATGTAGCTGAGACTCAAAATGGAAGAACGGCTACAGCGGAAATGGTCGGGTCTTCTGCAAGTGGTTTTTTAGATGTCAAAGCTAATTCTTCAGCCGCTGTATCTGCTAGTGTTAATTTAAAAGTATACTATTTGTATAAAAAAATAACATTAATGTTTGAAGATACTAGAATTTTAGATAGAAATAGATTTAAAATACACATTAGTTGTAAAGGAAGAGAATATGGAACTTGGGTTAATGGTCGTTCAACATCAGAAAGTTTCTCAGTTAATCATGCAAATGATGACGATGCTGGAGATTTAATTGAAAATCCTTCAGGTGTATTAGAAAGTATTTATAGAGATGATTTAGGTTTTGTAGATGCAGATATAGATAGAGACAGTTTTAATGTTACTTCTGATATTTTAAGCTCTTATAAGCACGCTTTTACATTATCTAAACAATTAAACTCTAAAGAGTTAATTGCTTCTATTTGTAGAGATTCAAGAAGTTTTTCATTTTTAGGAGCAGACAATACAGTTAAACATAAAGTCCTTACAGATACCTATTCTGCTTCTAATGCTACTATTACTAAATCAGAAATAATTAAAATTGACTTTACTAGAACAGCAATAGATAATATAAAAACAAAGATTATTGTACATTATTATCCTGACTCAAGTGGTAAATTAATAAAACAAACTTCAGCAACTCAAAGTACTGATGCTCAATCCAAATATAATATATCTGCTGATGATTCAACGCTAGAATATAAAGCAGTAAATATTTTAGACACTACCACAGCAGATACTTTAAGAGATTATTTATTAAAACAATGGCAACAGCCTCATAACATAGTAACTGTAACATTGCCACCAAAATTTACACAATTAGAAGTTGGTGATGTAATTGAGTTTACAGACTATACAGATAAAGTATTTGGAGAAGATATAACAGCAAACGCTACTAGAATGAGTCAGACTATTTATAAATACTGGTTTATTACTTCTACAAATAAAAGCATTAATAATATAAAACTAACAGCATTTCAACTTCACGACTTATCATAGGATTATTATGGCAAATGTTAATATAAGAACACCTAGATTTTACCCAGATCAAATTAATTTTTTACTTAATAGAGGAATTGCTTTAACAGAATTTAAATTATTAACAAGTGGAAGTAATCTTATTACATCATATCAAACAGGTTCAGATGCACAGTTATTTGATATGAATCCTTCTGCTACTTGCTCCTGGGATACAAGCAGTAATAGAAGTGATCATATACTAATCAATATAGACAAGCAATTACAGCCTACACTACAAACTAATTTTATTGCTGTATTAAATCACAATATGGCATCTGCTAGTGCTTCATTAAGAATATCTAACGATTCTTCAGAATCAGATGTGCAAGCCGCAGACATGGGTAGTGCAAGTGAAATGGCAAATTTATCAGAAGTAGTAAATGCTGATACTATATCATCTAATAGGGTAACACCAGCAACTGATGGCAGTACAATTTTTACATTTGATGCAAATACAAATAGACATATAGGTATACAATTTGAGGGTA